ATAAGAGACATTAGAAAACAAGCAGACACACTGCTTGAACTAAGCAGAAGAAAGTACAGTAGGGGATAATATGTCACCACTAGAACTAATAAAAAATGGAATACTAGAAAATGATTTTGAAAAAGTTATTCAAGGGTATGCTCTTCTCACAGGAGAAGAAGTTAGACCAGAAGAAAAAGCTGGAACAACAGGAACAGCAAATGCAGAGCCAAAAAGCTCCGACAAGGTGTCAGCACAGATGTCGGTGCGGACGGAGGTAGAAGACTTCACAATGAAACGTGACAGTCTTCCCGCTGGGCAATACGGAAGAAAAGAAGCAATACAAGTTGGAGAAAATCAATTTGTAGATGACAGAACAGAGGCTGTAGGAGAAGAGTTTGATACGCCTGACATCAACCTCACTCCTCGCAGACCTCCTGTCAAAATGGTTGAAGTAATTTGCAACGCATGTGGAAGAAAGGAGGAGATAAATCCAGCGTATAAAACAGGTAGTTATCATCGTTGTAGTAGATGTGTAGGTTAATGGAAAGGAGAATATATGTCGGAACTAAACAACAAAGCAGCAGAAAAAGCAGTACTAGCAGGACTGATACAGCACGGTAAAGATTCTTTTGTAGATATTGATGGAGCAATAACCGAACAGTCCTTCACTTTAGAAGAAAATCAAATTGTATGGAGTTGTCTGAAAAAATTATTTGAAGACTCTGACACAGTAGACTTGCCCACTCTTTATGCGGCAGCGAAGAAAATAGATCTAGATTCTGTGTTTATGAAAAGAGTACCAAAAGACTATTACAAAAAACTCTCTGCAATAAACATTGAAAAAGCCAACGTAAAACATCAGGCAGCTATTCTTGTAAAGTTTGAGATAGCCAGAGAAGTAGACAAGACTGCATCCCAAATCAAGATAAAGATTAAAGATGTTACTGGTGACGAAAGCATAAGTGAGATCATCAGTATAGGTGAAACCCCTTTCTTTGAGTTTAGTTCTAGACTTGAAGGTAGGGTTGACAATGAACCAGAAGACATTGGTCAAGATATTGACGAATATATTCAATCATTAATAGATAACCCACAAGAGATGATGGGTATTAGCACTGGGTTTTCTAGATTCGACAAGTCCATCGGCGGTGGACTTAGAAGAGGTAATGTAGACCTTATAGCTGCTAGAGCAAAGGCTGGTAAAAGCTTGTTTGCTGATAGTGTAGCTTTACATGTGGCTGGCACTCTTGGAATACCAGTTCTAATGCTTGACACTGAAATGTCTAGAGAAGATCACATTCACCGTCTATTAGCAAGCATGACCGATGTTACTATAAATGATATTTCTACAGGTCAATTTGGAAAATCAAGTGGTTTGCAGGAGCGTGTAAAACAAGGTGTAGAAAAACTAAAAGAAATTCCTTACAAGTATGTCACTATTGCAGGAACTAGCTTTGATGAGACATTATCCATAATGAGACGATGGATTAAGAAAGAAGTTGGGTACGATGAGAATGGAATTAGCAACCCATGTTTAATTATTTATGACTACTTGAAGTTGACCAGTGCGTCTCAAATGAACGACATGAAAGAGTTTCAAGCTTTGGGTTATCAAATGCAGCAGCTCGTAAACTTTACAATTAAAGAAAAAGTTCCTTGCTTGTCTTTCGTTCAACTTAATAGAGATGGAATTACTCGTGAATCTGAAGATGTTATTAGTGGATCAGATAGACTTTCATGGTTTTGTAGCAGTCTAACGATCTTTAAGAAAAAATCTGAGGAGGAAATAGCCGAAGACGGTGGCGAAAGCGGAAATCGTAAACTAGTGCCTTTGATTGCTAGACACGGCGGTGGACTCTCTGACGACTTTGATTACATTAACATGCACCTTAATGGTGAATTTGGAAGAATTGACGAAGGCTTCACCAAATCAGAATACATACTTGCAAATAAAAAAGAAAAAGAAGGCTTCGATAACGAACTCGATGACAAACAAGAAGAGTTCAAGATAGAAGAAGATATTGATCCTGAAAAACCATTTTGATGAAAGAAACTTTGATGAGCTTCAGTTTGTCCAAAGATAAACAAGAACGATCTAAACAACTCAAGGTGTATGATGATTTAATTATCAACAATATATACCGAGTGCTTGAACACTTTGGGACTAGAATGGAGGTGGGTCTTGGCTCATGCCCATGTCCAATTCATAGAGGTAACAACCCTATGGGGTTTTCCATTAACTTAGAACCTGACCATCCATACTATGGAAGATGGAAATGTTGGTCTGAAAGTTATGGAGAAACCTGTATGTCTGAATTTATCAATACCCCTATTGGTCTTGTCAGAGCCTTACTTACGAGAGATGCTAGAGAATCTGGAGAAATTGATCAAGATTCTATTGTCAAGTTTCATGAAGTAATTGAATTCTGTACTAACTTTTTTGGAATTAATGGAAGTAGAGTTCTTGAAGAAGCTAAAAATGTAACTTTCAAAGATGGTCCTTCTGCTCTAGAGTTTGGATTAAACAAAAGAGAAGAAGTCAAAGTCACTAGTAAAAATAATACTAGAGACAAAGTTAGAGGTAGGCTTCACATGCCTCCTAACTATTATTTGAGGCGTGGTTTTACTGAAGAAGTTTTAAATGAATTTGATGTTGGCGTTTGTTTAGATGCTGGTAAACCAATGAGTAATAGGGTTGTCGTTCCGGTTTACGATGAAGAACACGAGGTGCTTGTTGGATGTGTTGGTAGGTCAATGATAGAAAACAGCAATATGAAATGGAAAAACAGTAAAGGTTTTTCAAAAAACATATGGCTTTATGCTCTAAACAAATCCAAAGACTTTATAAAATCATGTGGTACTGCCATATTAGTTGAAGGTCAAGGAGATGTTTGGAGACTTTGGGAGTCTGGAATAAAAAATGTAGTTGGAATGTTTGGTGCTAGTTTATCTGACGTACAAATTGAGCTACTAAAAAATATGAACATTTTAAATTTGGTTGTTTTGACTGATAGCGATGGGGCTGGACAAAATGCCAAAGAAAAAATTAGGAAAAAATGCAGCAACTTGTTTAATATTATAGATATAGATATACCTGCTAACGATGTTGGCGAGATGTCTATTGAAGAAATAAACGAGCATTTGAAACCACAACTTAAAGGCTATACTAATGACTAATATAATTGGATTTTCTGGAGCTAAACAAAGTGGGAAAAGTACCTGTGCAACTTTCTTGCATGGATACCAACTTAGATTCAATGATGTGTTTGAAAAGTTTCTAATGGATGAAAAAGGAAACTTATTCGTAAATGCAACTGAAATTGATGAAAATGGTCAAGAGATCGAAGGTCTTGGTATGCTAGATGTAAATCGTCAAGACGAAGAGTTTTTAGAGTACGCCTCTAGAAACATATGGCCTTTTGTTAGATCGTTTAGCTTTGCAGATCCTTTGAAGTCAATCGCAATACAACTGTTTGGATTAACAGAAGAGCAATGCTACGGAACAGACGAAGATAAGAATACCCCCATTAATATAAAGTGGGAGAACATGCCGAATATAATAAATGCTAGTGGCTTCATGACAGCAAGAGAATTTTTGCAACACTTCGGTACAGACGTTTGTAGAGGCATCAAGCCTGATATTTGGACTAGCGCTTGCATAAATAGAATCCTATCTAGCGGAACACAATTAGCGATTGTTCCCGATGTTAGGTTTCCAAACGAGGTAGAGTCTATTCAGAAGGCTGGCGGCAAAGTTATTAGACTTACTAGAAAGCCTCACGAAGATGAACACGATAGCGAAACAGCTTTGGATGGATACGACGAGTTTGATTATGTTATTCATAACGCTGATATGAATATTGATCAAACTAACATGGCTCTCATGGAAGTAATGAAAGGATGGGGATGGCTGACAACAAAATCATAAGAATAGACTGGGATGATAGAATGGTGACTAACGCCCAGAATAAAGCCAAAAAACTAGGCAAAATAAAAAATTCAATACTTAGGGGTGGCGGCAATGCTGCCGGTTACTTAGGAGAAGAAGCTGTTGCGTCTTATATTGGAGCTGAAATAACTAGTTGTGACGAAGGCTCTGGAAAATATAATTTTGATATCACCACTAGAGACGAACGAAAAGTAGAAGTAAAAACTAAAAGAAGGACTGTTTCGTGCATTGATGATGATGGAAATGACCGTGGCTTTTACGAAGTCTCGATAGCCAAAACCAGTGTGCATCAAAGACCTGAACTTTATATTTTTGTAAACATACATTTTGATGATTACAGAAAAGATGAGAATGGCGTTGCTAGATACTACGGAATTAGAAATATAGAAATATTAGGACAAATGGAACCTGAAGATTATTTTGCCGAAGCTAGGTTTGTACCAAAAGGTGAGCTTGATCCTTCAAATAACTTCGTAGCTCACGCAGACATGT